CTATTAGTGGGATGCGTAGGTTCTTGCCTGGTGATATGAATAGGGTTACGGTGCGCTGTAACACGCCTGTGCAAGGTAGTGGTGCAGCTGTGCTTAAGTGTGCTCTTGGTAAGTTGTGGCCTTACCTGCTTAAGGCGGGTGAGGACTACGCCAAGCTGGCTGCTGTGGTGCATGACGAAATCCTGCTGCTGGTCCGCGATGATGAAACCACGTACTGGAAGCAGACACTGCAGAAGGTGATGGAAGACGCTGAGAGCCTGTGGTTGGGGATCATTCCGCCCCTGGCTGAGGCCAACGACGGGCCCAGCTGGGCCGCCGCTAAGTAGTGCGGAGCTTGGTGCTTGGTGCTTGGTGCCAAGCGCTTAGCACCTATGCTTGCGTAACCCCCTACCGCTTATGCCACGCCACTTATGGCGCGTACTGGACGCGAAGTTATGGTGGCGTGGTTGCGTGAGGAGATGCGCGTGGCGACGGTTGCGGATCTGCAGAGGGCCGCTGCGTTTCTGGAGTTTGCGCGGCTTACGCGGCAAGGATGTGCGGTACAGCGTAGGGGTGCGCGTAAGCAACAAAGCAGCGCTTGGCGCAGGTACGTTGACACGGACCTGCGTTGGTAGGTTGGTGTTCAGGTACTTGTGTTGTTAGGGTGGACGTAGCACATTGCTAAGCCTCCTGTCCACTTATGACCAAGATCCACGGCAACAAGATTCATTACCAGATCCTGTTGGATCCGCATCGGGCTGCGTTGCTGGAGAAGCTAGCAGCGGATAAGGGGGTGCGTACCACGGCGTTGGTTAGGGATATGGTCTACCGGGCACTCCAGCGTGGTACGGACGGTGCTGCTTATGGGCTGGCTGCGGCTAAGGACCAGGCACTGCATAGGCAGGGTATTCAGAACCAAGTGCAAGGCCGTGTAAAGACACAGGGTTGACACGCTGCAACGATCGGCTTAGGGTGTAGACTTCCAAGCGTGCTACGCACCATCCATGACATTCGATGTGATTTCGGCTTCTGCTGTGCCGGCGCGAGCCACGCGCACCAGCAAGACCACGCCTCTGCGCAATGCCTTGGCAGCGCTGGAGATCGGCGAGGCCATCGAGGTGGCCTATGACGAGTTCGATCCTGAGAAGGGCTACCGTCCCACCACCATCAGCCAGGTGGCAGGTACGATGACCTCCCGCTCCGAGACTGTCCGGTACTCGGTTAGGCGTAAGCCGGATGGGACTGGCTGTTATCTGATCGCCGGTCCCAAGCTGCCCGACGAACCCAAGCGCGGCCGTAAGCCCAGCGCTTGAGCTACCCGTGGGTCTTAGTGTACCAACACAAGACCCACACTTACCTTCCAACCTTCATTCCACTTAGTTGATGCTTACGTTTTTCAGTAATTCGTTGTTGCGCCATGTTCAGTTCGACCAGCTTGAGGCTTTGAATAAGGAGCAGCTAAGTTTGTTTTACACTGAGTTGTGCGAAACAGTTGGTACACTTAACGCGGTACTTACAGAAGCGAAAAGTAAGGAGCGTGCCAGTGGTGTGCCTATGGACCCTGACTGGTTACATAGGGTAAGTACCAAGAAGCGGATTGCGCTTAAGTTTGCTACGGAGGCGCATAGTCGTATTCATGGAGGTACGACGATCGAGCAGCGGCAGAAGTATGAAGAGCTTTACAAGCAGCGGTTGCGTGCCATCCTTGTGGAGGAGTTTGGAGAGAACGAGTTGCAGGAGATTGAACAAGAAGCTATGCAAGCTGCCAAAACGGATTATCGTACTTGGGTTGAAACCACTAAGCAACCTATGTGGTTTGTTCCTTAAGTAGCTAAGCATTGAGGTTTACGTTACTTTTTTTGAGAGGTATTCTATGACTATGTTTGACCAGCGGCAACACCCGATCACCCCGCCAGAGGAGCTGGTGCAGGAGTGGTGCGACGACTGGTATCGGCTCAAGGTCAGGGTCAACGTTGGATTCACAGAGTACGTCGCCATCCAGGTCGCCCGCTGGGGCGCTGACCAGCAGCTGAACGCTGACTGTGAGTGGCTGCACAGAAGGTGCTTAATTTCTGGCACTGAAGAACTCCGCGCCGCCATGCGCCCTAAGCCGCCGAGCTTGAAAGAGCAGGCGCTGACGCAGCTCGATTCACTGCACGCTGACCTGAAAGCGCACGGGCTTGGTACCAACACCGACATCATCCGCCGCGCCCTGGAGCGGCTGCAGGAGCTGGAGAACAATGACTGATCTTGAACGTGACGCTGCTCGTTACCGCTGGATCAAAGCAGCCCCAGGGTTGCGGATTGAAAGGATGCCTGATTCTCACTTCTGGATTTCCGCAGAAACAGGGGAAAGGTACAAAGTTACACATTCTCTTGCTGCGTTTGATACAGGTTTTTCTGGCTTGCCTACGCTTGACGACTTAGTTGATCAAGCAATGGAAATGTACCCTATCCCTAGTGCCAATGACTGAACAACACCCGATCACCCCGCCACCAGAGTTGGTAGAGAAATTGCGCAACGATGCGCCGCGTGACATCCGCGATGCTGGCGTCGCCCGAGAGCGGCACTTGGTCATCGCCGCCTACCGCGCTGGCGCTGATCAGGAGCTGGAGGCGTGTATTGAGTACATCGCTGGCCCTGGGAGGTGGTTTGTGGCTCCGAAGTTTCGACTTGCTGAACTCCGCGCCGCCCGCCGCCCCAGGCCGGCGAGCCTAAGAGAACAGGCGCTGGCACAAACCAACGCCATTCTGGACGACCCAAACCGAGTGCTTTTGATAGAGGTGCGCGAAACCTTGGAACTGAGCCGCCGCGCCCTGGAGCGGCTGCAGGAGCTGGAGAACAATGGATGACCCCCGCTTTATCCAAGCATTTGCGATTGGTTTTCTAGCCAATCCGATTCTTTGGATAGCCATTCACCACCTCATTCACTACAAACGATGACTCACCTTAACGAGATCAGTCTTCCTGGCCAATACACCCATACAGCAGCCCGCGTTGAATCCAATGTCCCTCTCGCCTATCGGCTAGTCCGTCGAGGCGACGGCAATGGGAACATGCTCCCTGTGCTGCAAGGCATGTTCACCTGGAGACAGGGCAAAGAGTTTGGCCGCGAGTGGCGCGACCTGGAAACTCAGGATGAACCCTATGTTGAGGATCACATCCCATTTGGTTCTCTCTTCCCAGCTTGACTATGACTGACCGCACCCCACTGAGCCCCGCCGCGCAGGCAGTGTTGGATGCCGTAACTGCACAACTGGACTGGCATGCCCGTTATCACAGCCATTCAGCCGCCGCCGCCGCCCTGCGTGCTGTTGCGGATCAGGTGGTGCCGCTTCACATCTGCGGCACTAACGCGACCCGTGCTCAAACCCGCCTTGGAATACGCCACAAGCTTCTAGCCCTCGCCACTGAACTGGAGAACCACCAATGAGCATCCTTACCAAGAACACTGACAAACTCCGCGAAGAAGTGGCGGCACATGTTGCCGCTGACTCTATTGTTCAGGGTATTTACTGGGACGCAGAAAACGAGAGAGGATGCTTCATCGGGTGCTTGGGGCGCAGCGAGGATCCCACCATCAATGAAGCCATCTACGGTCTTCCTGTGATGCTGCAACGCATTGCTGAGAGCATCTTTGAAAGCCTGCCCGCTAATGAGGCCAAGGCGTTCTTTGCAGCTTTGCCTGATGCGGTTGGATGCGATGGCAAGGATCTGACTAAGGTTGGCTGGCAGTTTCTTGCTGCTGAGTTGCGTTGTTTGCCCGCGCAGTCTGCTGAACTTCAGGCAGTCATTGATCCGGTGATTGCAGGGATGGACCTTCTTGCCAGTGGGCAAGAGTGGACTGTCGCTAGGGCTGCTGCTGCTGCTGATGCTGCTGCTGCTGCTGCTAGGGCTGCTGCTAGGGCTGCTGCTGCTGCTGCTGATGCTGCTGATGCTGCTGCTGCTGCTGCTGCTTGGGATGCTGCTAGGGATGCTGCTGCTGCTGCTGATGCTGCTGCTGATGCTGCTGCTGCTTGGGATGCTGCTAGGGATGCTGGTGCTGCTCGGGCTGCCGCCGTCCTGCGCCAGCGTGACCTGCTGCTTCGCCTCATACATGAGGCCCCTGTTGTGGAGACTACCAATGGCTGACGCATTTCGCGCCTTGTGCGCTGAGCTGGTTGACGCTTGGCTAAAAGGAGACGACATCGTTGGCGCCATGAACCGCGCCCGCGCCGCCCTGGCAGATGAACCGCCTGAGCCCGCACCCCCAGCCGATGGGGAGGTGGCGGAGTTGGTGCGTACGCTCACAGGCATCGCTCACTGGAGGCGCCGTGGTAGACCCGGAGAAGGCGATCCATCCCCGTTTGATATACGCCAAGCTGATCGACTGGACCGCGCCGCCGAGCTTCTTACCATCGCCACCGAGCTGGAGAACCAATGACTAACCCCATCCCACTGAGCCCAGCCGCGCAGGCAGTGCGTGATGCCGTGCTGGCTACCTACGCAGACAACATCCCCAAAGATGACAACTTGTGGGCTTTGGAACGCGCATCGGTCGTCGCCGCCCTGCGTGCTGCTGCGCTCTACTGCCCCCAAGAGCGACGCATCCTCATGACCATCGCCGACGAACTCGACTCATGACCATCCGCGCCGCCCTGGCAGATGAACCGCCTGAGCCCGCACCCCCAGCCGATGGGGAGGTGGCGGAGTTGGTGCGTACGCTCACAGGCATCGCTCACTGGAGGCGCCGTGGTAGACCCGGAGAAGGCGATCCATCCCCGTTTGATATACGCCAAGCTGATCGACTGGACCGCGCCGCCGAGCTGCTGCAGCGCCTGAACCCACCGCAGCCGGTACCGGTGAGCGAGCGCCTACCGGGGCCGGGGGATTGCACCACTAATCCGCGAACAGGTGAGGGACAGTGGTGCTGGGGATGGGTGCAGCATGATCCGATCCCCTACAGCGGCAGGTGGCGAATGATCCGCCGCGAATGGCTGGTTGACGAGGTCAAAGCCTGGCTCCCCGCCCACGCCCTGCCGCTGCCGGAGGTGGGCGAGTGAGCCTCAACGAGTTCGGCGTCCTCGCCGTAGCTTATGTGGTGGTGTGCCTGCTTAGCTTGTGGGTAGCGTCCAAGATCCTGCCATGACGGAGCTGATCGACCGGATAGAGCGCGACGGCGGCACCATCGAGGTGCTGCAGGATGAGCGCGGGATGACCTATCACCGCGTCTGTGCGCATGGCATCTGTCGATCGTGCGAAGATCGCTGGCAGGCTGAAATGTACCTTGATCAAATGCTACGCTCCACGTCCTCTACTCCACCTTCTTATGGTGCTTGATTCTCATTTCCGGGTTGAGGTGATCGCCGCTACGCCTAATCCGCAGCAGTGCATCTACGCCGCGATGCACCAGGACTACGCCGAGACGTTTGTGGCTGATGAGCAGTTGCCGGATGAAACCGTATGCGGCCATACGATCGTTCGCAAGCTGTTGGCCGGTGAGCGTGGTCACTACGGACCGTTGGAGCATCCGCAGATCACGCTTAATATCGGCTGGTTTCCGCATAGCGTGATGCAGCAGGCCCGCACACACCGGGTCGGCGTGAGCTTTGATGTGCAATCTATGCGTTATACCGGTAAACGGGTATGTCAAGCTGCTGAGGGCGCGATAGCCCTAGAGGACGTGTTCTACCTACGGCCTGTAGGTGTTTACAAAGATCGACAGGGCAAGCAGTACGACTACACACAGCTGCAGCGCGGTATAGATTTGCGCATGTGTCGTCATGCTGCTGAACGCTACCGCGACCTACTTGAGCGCGGTTATGCAGAGGAACACGCTCGTGGAATCTTGCCATTCGACTACAGGCAACACTTCGTGGTGAGCTTCTCTCTGCGGGCCTTCCTGCACTTCATGGACCTACGCGCCAAGCTCGACGCCCAGGAGGAGATCCGCGCCTTGTGCGAGCTGATGTGGCCGCACCTGCAGACGTGGGCGCCGGAGATCGCTGCTTGGTACGAGAAGCACCGCCTGCATAAGGCTCGCTTAGCTCCTTAGCTGCTTGGCTGCTTGGCTGTTTGGCTGTTTGGCTGCCTAGACGCCACGCAACTACTGTGCTACCTTGTCTCCCGTCTACCCCCGTTCCACCACACCCCCCTTAGGTCCCTATGGTCAGTTCCGACTGCAATCCGACTGAACAACAGGCACGTCAAGGCCACCTCGACGCGCTCTACCTGGCCGATGGCCGCGACAACCCGGACCATCCCATGCACGCGCTCTACACCGGCCTCGCCCAAGCGGCAGATGGACCGGCTGTGCCCGGTGGCAGGGAGCCGGCCTCTGTCACTGGGCATTTTGCCTCGGCGCAGCAGGAGGTAGAGCAGTGATCCTCCCCGACTGGCAGATCATCGCCCGCTGCAACGGCGGCATGGTGACGCCCTTTGACCCCGAGCTGGTGGGTCCGGCCAGCCTTGACTTAAGGCTCGGCGACACGCTGCTGATCGAGTCCGCCGAGGGGGCGAAACTAGTGCCCTACCCGTTTGCCGGCCACACGGAGCAGAACCCCTACCTGCTCCGGCCTGGACAGTTCGTGTTGGCCTGCACGGCCGAGACGTTCCACCTGCCCGATGATGTTGCGGGACAGTTCGTGCTCAAGTCCTCCCGCGCCCGCGAGGGGACTGAGCACCTGCTGGCCGGCTACGCCGATCCGGGATTCTACGGGGTCCTGACCCTTGAGTTGGTCAATAGCCGCCAGCTGCACTCGCTCCCGATCTGGCCGGGAATGAAAATTGGCCAAATGGTCTTCGACCTGATGGCGGGGATCCCCCAGCGCAGCTATGCGGTGACTGGAAGATACAACGGAAGCTCCACAGTCCAAGGGAGCTTAGGGTAAGGGGTTGGCCGGTAGCGGTGGCTCACGCGCCTAACCCGCCTCACCGCTGCCGGCCGCAACGGACTGCCTCTCACCGAAATGGAGGAACACACATGCTACCAACTGACTACACCCGCTGCATGGGTGAAACGCCTAAATGTCCCGAACGCGACCGGTGTGCGAGGTCCCGCGACCAGCCGGAGAATACAGCTCTCCGTTGGGTACGCAACCTCAACATCGAGGGCGTTGAGGACTGCTTGTACTTTATTCCGTACCAGTCATGAGCATTGAGGAAGCGACTCAGGCTAAAGAGGAACTGCTTCGCGTGTTTGCCGACACCGCTAATGCGTTTGCACGTAACACCGGACTTACCATTAGTGGAGTGTCTTTCGAGACCTATACATCACACAGCAGCGGCCCCCGCTATGTGTTTGATGTGACTGTTACTCTATAGATTTCCATCTCATTCTGTTCTTACCTTGATGCGCATTATGCACGATTCTGTCAAAGCGTATCTCAATGAGATTTCACGCTATCCGTTGCTCACACCCGCACAAGAGATTGAGCTGTCACGCCAAGTCGATGCGATGCAAGCTTTGCGTGACGTACATGATCCCACACCTGCCCAGAAGCGCGTCATCAAGCGAGGAGAGAGAGCAAAGCGCGACCTTATCAACTCTAATTTGCGCTTAGTAGTGCATCTTGCTAAGCAGTACACGCATCGCCTTAGCGGAACAGGACTAGAACTTATGGACTTAGTGCAGGAGGGTGCCTTTGGACTTACGCGAGCCGTCGAACTGTTCGACAGTACAAAGGGCTACAAGTTCTCCACCTATGCTTATTGGTGGGTACGTCAAGCCATAACACGTGGTATTGACACTAAGGAGCGGTTGATTCGAGTGCCGCAGCACAGCTTAGAGACTGTGTATAAGGCTACAAAGTTTCAGAAAACCTTTATGCAGCAACACGGGAGATTGCCTTCTCTGCAGGAAATGGCGGAGGCCGTAGAGGTTGAGCCTGAGCACCTTCGTATGCTCTTGGCTCGTAATGTCAATCACTGTAGTTTGGATACGTCTGCTGTAGAAGATGGCAGTAACATGATTGATTTAATTGCTGACGAATCAAGCGCTACTGCGCAGCGAGAGTGCATGGAGCGCGACGAAAAAGCAGCGATGTTGCGCGTAGGCCTAGCTTGCCTAAGCGAGGCGGAGCTTTACACAATCAGTCGTCGCTACGGGCTGAATGGAGGTGAACCGCGTTCTATGCCAAGTATCGCTGCCGAAGACGGTGTGTCTCGGGAGCGTGTACGTCAGAGACTGGAGTGCGCTCACAATAAGATGCGCTTTCACTTGAGTAAGGCGCGTCTTCAATAAGCAGCGCTTTACCTTTTCTTAGTCCACTTCGTCAACTTACAGCCCATGTCTACGCACATCATCGGACTCTATTCTCCCGCTCCCCAAAGCGGAAAAACCACAACCGGCACGTACCTAAGCGATAAAGGGTATGTACGGGTGCCGTTCGCAGAACCTCTAAAGTTGATGCTTACGCCTCTGCTTGAAGAGTTGGGATACAGCGATTTTGATGTAGAGAGGATCCTTTATTGTGACAAGCATGAGCGCGTGGAGCCCTTGGGGGTTACGTCACGTCATCTGCAGCAAACCTTAGGTACAGAATGGGGGCGTACATGCGTCTCGCCTGATGTGTGGTTGCGCGTATGGAAACGCCGCGTGCGCCACTACAACCGGGTAGTTGTGGATGACGTAAGGTTTGTTAACGAGGCTGAACTTATTAGGGAACTTGGAGGTGAGGTGTGGCACGTAGAACGGCCTGGGCAGTTGCGTGATACAGACCACTCTTCCGAAGGTAGTTTGGATGGTTGGCCACATTTTTCGCGGTATATTACCAATAACGGTACGCTCCAGGATCTAGCTGATGCCCTCGCTACGATACCACTCAGGTAAGATGGTGCTGATCCCTCAAGCTGAGGGTTGGCTGCTACGCCTGCGGACTAAGCAAGGGTTGATTGAAGTAAGCATACGCGCTGTAGACCTAGAGACGGCGCTTATGCAGGCAGAGCAGTTGTACGCAGACGCCTATGTTCTTGCTGAGGGTAAGGCGCGGTGCCAGCAGTGTATTCACTGGCACTTCGTGAAGGGTGTTTGCAGTCTCGGGTTCCCGGAGGGAAAGCAAAGCGGCGGGTCCCACGCAAAGGACTGCGCCGCTTTTTGGGTTAGCACCTAGCTGCTTAGCCATCTGGGTGAGCACCAAGCTGCTTAGCCATATCGTAATGCTCAGCCGATGGCGGTGGAATACCCTGTATGCCACTGCTTAAGGCTAGTTCGACTTGCAGATGGCGAACTTTACCAAGCAGAGCGTCGATGGTAGTGGTGTGACGATACCACTCTGTGATTAGACGATCCACCAAGATCGACAGCTCGTCTCGACTGAGTTTGGCAGCAGCTCGGCGATCCAGTTCTTGGTGAAGCTGCGAGGGAAGGCTAAGCTCCCCGGTCAACCACGCCATGTCGTCGGCCATAAGGCGTACTGCTTGCTGCCTTTAGCCTAGGCCAACCACTGCTGGATGCGACTAATGCGTAGGTGACTATAGGTAGATTGACGCATGTACCAAGCAAGCCAGTCTTCACTTCCTTTGCTGCGGTTGCAAGATTGGCAGGCGGGCACTAGGTTGTTTGTGACCGTACTACCTCCCTTATGCCTAGGTTTTACGTGATCTAGGGTGTCGGCAGGAGCGCTGCAGTATGCACAGCAGTGGTTCCAGGCGTTGAAGATGTGCTCACGGAACTGCTGCTTTGCGCTGCGCTTTGGAACGAGATTGGTGCCATCAATCGCATGGTCCACGCAGTTCTGGGATAGGGAGTACCTGGACCGACAGGCCCAGGATGTGGTCATTGGTTTGAGCTAGCTCGGTCAGACGTGCAGCGAAGTCGTCACTGACTTCAACGGGGTCTTCTGCGTCGCTCTCGACGACGATTGTGTACTCGATCTCAAGGACGTACTGTTTCAATAGTCCCACCTGACGCGAGGTCTGCCGGCGCGGATGCCGAGGTGTACGAAACCCTTAGGTGCGCCGTAGCCTAGGGAGTATGGCCAGTGCTTATCACACCAGTCCTGCAGCTTGTAGATGTCTACACCGTCGATGTAGAAGTCCACAGCGCCGACATTAGGTGCGTTGTATAGGTGCTCGCTGCCACTGGCGCCACCAACTGCGCGATTGATCGCTGCTGGCCTGTAGCCGCTAGTGATGATGACCGGCTTACCACCAAATGCGGTGCGAGCACGCTCCATGAAGGCAGCCAGCTCAGCTGCGGTATCGAGCTGATGTTGATGATCAAAGCGTCGCGCCTGCTGATTAAGTGCGAACTCGCCCAAGGTAATGTGCGGCGTCAAGCGCGTGGTGAAGCTGCTGTTTGGTGTGATCTTGGCTGCTGGTACTGGTGTGGTGATACCCCAGAGGTGCCCCTCGGCCTTACGTCGGCGAAGCAGACCCGCTTCGACGGATGTGCCGGGGTTGCGGTACAACTCAAACGCTGCTGGCACTGCCTCCCAGTCGCGATCACGCAGGCAGCGTGAGATGGTCTCGAAACCTGAAGCACCGTAGAAGTCAACGCCGAGATTATAGGCGAAGCTGACCAGCGCTGACTTCTGCGCATCACTCATGGCCTGCCAGTGTGGCACCGTGGCACGGAGTTTATCGGCGATGCGATCCACCTCAAGGCGGAGCAGCATGTCAGCTTCGATCACGGTGATCTTGTCGCCGCGCTTGACGGGTTCACCGGCGCTGTAGCGCGTGGTGCCGTAGCCGATGGTCCAAGGATCACCACCGCTGAGCGGATCCGGGTAGGCGCTTAGGTGGCAGCCCTCGAACTCCTTGAGCAGCGCGATAGCAGCGGCGAGATCCGCTTGTTGACCGGCGGCGCTCCATGTTTTGAACCACGACTGGTCGCGATCGAGCAGCGCGGGATCAGCAGCGATGATGGCCGCTTCCAGTTCGGTGATGGCCGCCAGCTGATGTGGCAGTGCTTTGTAGTAGCGGAACAGGTCAGCGAGGCGCAGGGAACTCATTAGCTCACCGCTTGGGGAAAACAAGGCGTGCCACCTGCAGAAGCAGCTGGAGGATGCTATTGGAACGCAGTGGGCTGATGCCGATGATCTCGCTTGTAGCGGCGACGCCGATTGCGATCATCGTGGTCGTGTTGGCGTCAAGCGCCATGGCGCGTTTCTGCGGTTGCTTCCAGCCTAGCGACGCGCTGCTCGACTCCACTAAGTCTGCCGAAGAGTTCGCGGCGATCGGTACGCATGTCTTCGCGGATAGCAGTTAGTTCATTGGCAATGTGCTCAACACCAGAAGTAAGTTTGACTATGGTAAGCTTTGCAGTTTCGTCTTCAGTACCGCGCTTGGCTATCCACTGGCTGGTTTTGCTGCCGATGCCGCCGGCAATAAGGCAGACAACGCCGACGATCAGATTTTCGATCATGGCGTGTCGCCGTGACTACTTTTGTAGACTACCGCACCAGGCTGCGCTACTCGGCCTTACGGGACAGACTAATGAGCGTGGTGAGCACGCCCATTAGCACGGTGATCGAACGGGCATCGGAGTCAGCGCAGCCCATGGGCGTGGGGTCAACGGCTTTGCCTTGGGGGGTGCCGACGAACTTGGCGTACCACGGCCAGACCGTTGGGAGGACGTAGAAGCGGCAGGATGCCCACTGCGCAGAGGAAAGCACGACGATTGCCAGGGATGTGGCAGCGATGCTGCGCCAGAGCCAGGTGGGCATGGGCTGCGGTACTTATGCGTCTTTTGACTCAACGTAGGCGGGTTGCGCCTTGAGCCAGGCGTAACCGATCGCCAGCGGGTTGGGGCCGGGGGCCAGCTCCTCGGTGGGCGCGAACTTGGTGCGGTCGAGGATGGGGCTGGCGCCAGATTGGGCGGCGGCCTCGCTGACGTAGTGGCTGACCTGCAGCAGCAGGCCGTGCTTGTCGGCACGCAGGAGGCTGATGCGGGCGTAGGCGCCGGTGATGGCGATGCCGTAGGGAGTTTCGGCGAGGTCGGTGATCAGGGCCATCAGAAGGTCATCTCGGTGGTGTTGATCTTACACACCCACCTGATGGTGGTGGATGCCGCGCCGGTGACTTCAACCTTGATGCCGCCGTTGGTGGTGTCAGCGGTGACGGCCACGGTCCAGGCGGCTGCGCCAGCGTCGTTGTGGGTCATCGTGACGGTGGGTGTGCCGACCATGGCGGTGGTGGCTGCGCTGGCGCCGCGCTTGATGGCGCCTGAGATTGTCCAGCGGGCGGTGTTGCCTGCGCCGGTGACGCCTGCGATCACTTCGCCAGAGAAGCTGTATGCGGCGTTGTTGGGGAGGATGACTTGGTTGGTGGTGCCTGCGGCGCTGGTGTTGCTGGTGAGGACGGTGGCGGTGGCGTCGGTGGTTTGGCGACCTAGGAGTAGGAGGGCGGACTGGGTGCGGCCAGCCGCACTGGAGATGGGGGCACTACATGCCGGGAAGACGTGATACCCGGTGATACTCCGTGTGTTGCCGTAGGAGCCACCGGAGATAAAGGAGTTCTCGCCATTGGCGGTGTTGTTGCTGCCTCCACAAATCCCGGAATAATTGCTGCTAATGACGTTGCTAACGCCGCCACCCATGAATGAGTAGGAGCCGCTTGCGTTGTGGTTGTAACCGCCACCAATTAAGGTATGTGAGCCGGAGCATGAATTGGTATCGCCACCAATAACGACAGCTCTTGAAGCTGTGGCGCTATTTGCATTTCCACCCCCCACAAACGCATACAGCCCCGACGCCGTATTGCCATTACCCCCACAAACCGTGGCGTGGGTGTTGGTTTGGGCGGTATTGCTTTGGCCGCCGCCGATGAAGCTGTAGGCGCTGATCGCCGTATTGCTGTCGCCTCCTGAAACAGCAGTTGCCTGGGCGGTGGCCCTATTAGCACTACCTCCGCCGACGGCACTGTATAAAGCAGTGGCCCTGTTTTGATCGCCTCCAGCAATTACAGATTTGTCGCCACTTGCAACTTGTAGTGGGTCTGCACGAAAACGCTGCCAATCGACTGCATACGCTCCCCGCTTATTCCCCCCAAACGCCGTGCCATCCGGCACCGCTGCGAGTGTTGCGCCTGTGCCCTTGGCGACGATGGCCACGTCGATGTTCGTGTAGCTCGCATCCGTCGCCGTCAGCGCATCGACCGGCACGGTCGCATTGGGCGATGCGGTGCTCTCGGACTCGACGAAGTGGGTCAGGCCGCCGCCGCCGCCACCACCTGCTGTTGCCCACGACAGCACACCAGATCCGTTTGTGCTCAGCACTTGACCGCTGGCGCCATCAGCAGAAGGCAGTGTCCAGATGCAGTTGGTGGCAATAGTGGTAGGAGCCTTGAGGCCGACATAAGCAGACGAATCCGCATCAGCCAGCCGCAGCTCGCGTCGCGCGTTTAGCGTTATGTCGGTTTCAAAAACCCTTGCCATCAGCCCATCACCACCACGCGGTAGGCATTAGCCGCTGGGGCCGTGGCAAACACCAGCTGGCATGTTGTCGTCGTGGGGCGGTAGACATCAACCTCCACGTCGTCGTAGTTGCCGGAGTTGGGGAACACGCGGATGATCACGTCGCGGGTGTTCAAGCTATGCGTGATCGTGTAGCTTGTGGCGCTGCCATCGCCAATGCTGGTGCTGTACTTCCGCAGCCGGCCGGACCAGTTCGCCAGTTTGGCTGGGGTGACAATGCGAGCGTCGTCCGTTCCAGCGTCCGTTTCTGCCTGCGTGGCGATCTCGGCGATGCCAGCGGTAGTCTCGCTTGCAGCTGGCGCAACAGTACCAAACGATGACCAAATGACGTTGCTGCTCTCCAGCGTGCCATTCACCTGCGTCTGTCGGAAGGTTGCACCGGCATCGGTACCTTCCTCGACTGTCGTGACGGCCTGCTCAAGCTCGGCAAAGGTGCTGGCATCCAGCGCCCGCGTCATCGCGACAGCAGCGCCGTTCCACACATAGATGCCGTTAGCGCTCTGCGCGGTCTGGTTGCGCACCAGCACGCGATCCTGCGACGCCATCGTGACGCCATCAATCGTGGCGCCAGGGCTGCTCAGGTTGACGTTGCTTTGCGTGGCGACACGACAGCTGTCCTTCCATGCCAAGCCCTCGATGGCTGAATCGACATACGCTTTGTTTGCAGCGTCGCCGCTTGCCGTAGGCGACGGCAGGTTAATGACCTTCGAGACCGACTGCAGGTCGAGGTCGGTGAAGAACTTGCGAGCCATATCAGATCAGGCGGGCGAGGCCAGCAGATGCTGGATTCAGTGTAACCACAGTCTGGTTGGCGCTTGGATGCGCTATGTCACCGTCGATTTCTTGGCTGCCGCTATCCAGCAATTCAACCGATGGCTTATAGCCAAGATTATGGTTAATAGTCCAAGTTGTTGCGGGTATGGATTGTGTGTGAACATAGGCAGAACCGCCGGCTGGGCCTTGAGGGCCTTCAGGACCTTGAGGACCTTCAGGACCTTGAGGGCCTTCAGGACCTTGCGCACCTACGGGACCTTGTGGACCGGCTGTAAATGCTGTGACTGTAGTGGTAAGCGGCGTGGTTACAACGGTCGTTGTTCCATCACCTTCGATAAAAGTAACCGTATTATTTACAGCGGTAACGTTTACGGATGTCATGCGGTGTACCCCTCGCTGACGTAGATGATGCCTTCGAGGTAATACTCTTTCAGGCCGCTTGGGTTGGTAAGTAGTACGTCGTAATAGGCTTCGTTGGGGAAGGTGGCGGTGTCGGTATCGCTAAGTGCGATTTCAATGGTGCCGGTGCTGCGGTCGGTGTAGGTAACGGTAAAGTCAGCGTACTTAGTGGTGCGATTTTGATTCCAGACCTGAGCGGCGGCAGTCCAACCGGTGAGGTTGATTACGGCGTTGTTGCTGTCCTTGAACCGCAGCGTGACGCTGTAATCCGCTCGGCGCTGGAGCGTGATGTTGTACGTGCCCGGAGAGACTGCCATGGCTCCAGCTTAGCGACCCTGGCCGCGCAGCTTTTTGCGGTTGTGGCTTGGCCTGCTATGGCGGCCATGCCCTTGACCTGCGCTAAGCTGACCCTGATTTTGACGTGTTTCATGGCCACCACTCGCGGTATCAAACCACTGCCCCCTTTGCACGAATTAGAGACGTGGTTTGCCATTGACGGATCAGACCTTGTTTGGCGTACTAGCTATTTCAAGGAACTCATAGGCAAGCGCGCTGGATATTTGCGACCAGACGGATACATCGAGATTAGGAAACAAAATAATAAAATGCTTGCACATAGAATCGCTTACTATATTGCCACCAAGGAAAATCCTGGCAATTACTTTATAGATCATATAGACGGAAACCCGTCTAACAACTGTCCTAGTAATTTACGAATGGCTACTGCAACAGAGAATTTGCGGAACTGCAGAAGACTGCGCAGAAACAATACGTCTGGCCGATCAGGCGTACTGTACGCCGTAGTTGGAGGCATCGAATATTGGAAGGCTTATGTAGTTGTCAAGGGTAGGCAGCTTCATCTTGGATCATACGCGACCAAAGAAGCGGCGATTGCCGCTAGAGAAGTTGCTGAAAAATTCACTTACGGAAAATTTGCCCCTATCGCCCTTGACCCCGAAGAGGTTTTTTGCCTCTTCGCCGAGGGCGAGAGTTTTTGCCGTAGCCATCCCGTGTAGTTTTCGGCTTGCCGGGCTGGTGCTGGACGGCGGCAGTGCCGGTTTTGCTGCGGACTGCCATCAGACTGCACCTCCCAGAAGCAGCGCTCGCAACTCATCAAGGTCGAAACCTGCGGCTTTCAAGCGCTCGGCGGCGGTCAGCGGCATAGGCAAAGCGTCGATCAAGGGAAGATACTTAGGCACTAAGCGCCTCCTTGATCTCATCCGTGGTAGTGGCTGCATCAATGGCAGATTCGATGATGACGTACCGGGCGCGGATAGCAGCGCGAGCGGCTTCGGCCTGGTCGGCGCTGGCGCCGGGGATCTTCAGGCTGATCATGCGGTCATGCGGCGCCAGCTCATCAGCGCGGCGGCGGCGGCGAATGTCGTGCGCGATGGCCTTGGCGCGGTCCAGGTCGATCTCGATGCCATCGGGGGAGTAGACCCACGCAGCGCGGAAGGTGCGGTCGGAGGGGATCTGGTCAGCGGTGACGATGGCGTAGATGCCGTCTGGTGCGACCTGCTGGGCGACCTGCTCGATCGGCACCTCTCCGGTGGGAGTGGTGATCGCGACGCCGGTAGCGGTGGGATGGATGATGTAGGTCATGGGTCAGCGGAAGATAGACACGCCAACGTAAGGCATGTCTTGAAGGCCAGTTGCACTGTTATTTGTCTGAATACGGACTGAGTTTGCGGCAATGCTTGTATAAGCGTTGCCGCTGGTTGGCCACACACCGGAATAGCCAGGGTTGCCGGTAGTGCCGTCACCACGATGGATAGTCGAGTTTACACAGTAGCTTGCATCCGGCATCGCCGTCGTGAAGTTCACCGTATAGTCACCCACGCCATTGTCAGTGATGCTGCTGACGTTGTAGCTGGCGCGGATCGCCACGATGCCGGTGCCGTCGAAGTTGACCCAGGCGCGGCACAGTTGCCCGCCAACACTGCCAGGGCTGAGTGCCTTGGTGTTGTCGTAGAACCCAACCGGATCGCTGCTGAGTGTGGCGCCTGCATTGGCGCTGAGTGTGACGGTGGTGCCGCTGATGCTGGCGACCGTCGTGCCGGGTGTGATGCCTTCGCCGGTCACCACCATGCCAGCAACGATGCCGGTGGCGCTGGCGACCGTCAGGCTGGCGGTGCCGCTGGTGATGGTGCCAGTGGTGTGGATGCCATTGATGTCGGTGCGGGTGGCCACAGCGGCGCCAGCATCACCCCATGTGAGCGTGCCACTGCCGTTGGTCTTCAGCGCCTGTCCGTTGGTGCCATCAGTAGCCGGCAGCGTCCACGTAACATTGCTCGATACTGTAGCCGGCGCTTGGAAGGCTACCCAGTTGCTGCTGTCGCTATCAGCCAGGCGCAGGTCACCTTGACCGTAGATGGTGACATCACCGGCGCTGCTGATGCCAACGCGGCGCGTGCCGCCAGTGGCAAAGTCAAGCGCATCAGTACCGCTGCTGTAGATGCCGGTGTCAATACCGGAGTCCTTGAAATACAGCGATGGCGCTGCAGCAGTGCCGTTCTCAAGGGCAATGCTTGTCCACTCTCCATCCAGTTGGTAGAGCGTGATCCAGGCTGAGTTTGCGCCATTGCGCATCTTCATCACGCCGGCCGTGGTATCGGCCCAGCGCATGTATGCGAAGGTGGTGCTGGGCTCAGCGGCGCCACTGTTCTGGCTGACGATCGCAGCCAGGGCGTTGTTCAGGTCAGCGCGGAAGGCGGCCCCGGATTGGTTGGCAATCGCGTAGTCGTGCTGCGCCATCAGATGACCTCCCGGCCGTAGCCGATGGCAGTGTAGCTGAACTGGCGCGAGATCATGCTATTAGCTGCGTTGTAGAAGGTGATCGAGAACCCAGACCGGGTGGGGCTGCTGATCACATAGTAATCACCCGTTGCCATGTTGTATGCGGTGATGCCAAGCTGCGGGGCCTGGTAGAAGCGGTTAGCGAACGTGACCGCATAGGCTGCTGCAGCTGTCGTCAGCGGGCCAGCGCTGGCGCTGCGTTGCTGTAACTCAAGCTCACAACCAAGCTCGTCGATGACGATGTTTTGATCGTTGCTGGTGCTGGTAGCAATGGTCTTGAACTGAAATGCGCGGCCACGGGTCAACGCATTAGCAAACTCGCGCCATGCCGTCCACGCGGGCGACGCGCCAGGATCGTCGTTGGTAGAACGTACATAAAGCGCAGCGTTGACAGCATCATAAAGCGTGCCATCAAAGGTGGGCCACGTATCAATCAATGCGGTATTGTCATCGAACAGATCGCCAGGCGCATAAGGCCGTGTGACAAAATACCGGCGCATGTCAAGGTCATATACGCCACCTAGATCAAAGGTACTGCCGAACTCGTATTCCCCAGAGCCCAGGCTGCCGCTTACGGCGTCGATGGTACCTAGTGCGTCCCAGTTGCCATCCGTTGCTAATGCGTCGATCTTGGTACCGGTGGCGAGGATCAGGCCATCTAGCTCAGCGCTGTAGATCATGTCGGTGACATTGCCCGAGAATGGCGGCGTCTCTTGATCTTCACGGTAGGACTGCACCAGTAGGCGCGGTTGCGGCGCCGGCAGTTGTACTACAGCGGTGGCAGCGGTGGCAGAACGTCGGCCACCGTCATCCTCAAACTTGACCAGATAGGTGCCGGTCAGTAATGGCACTTGCTTTTGCGTCTGGCTTCCGGCTGCTGCTGATACGATCTCTTGGCTATCCTCCCATAACGCACCAGTGCTAGCGATGTTATGGCGGATCAGTACCTTGCCGCCCAGCAACACATCAAGCTCAGTAGCACGATCCCAGCTGAGGATAGCGCTTGCCGTGTCGATAGGGATTAGCGACAGTCCAGTTACAGTGGCAGGCGGTGCCGTCTTACCAGCGGTTACCTTAGTTAGCTCTGCCGGTTGTGTTGACGGCAGCAGTGATGCGCTGAGGCTGTAAACACGCACCGCATAGGTGCCTGGTGTGGTGTCAAGGATCTCATAGTCCGGGCTGCTGACTGTGCGGGTATTCCAGTTATCGCTATCGCGACGCCACTGCACTTGATATTGCGTGACACCAGTAACCGCCCGCCAGCTAATGATCAGCTTTGCCTTGGCGATACCACCAGCGTCATAGAGCACTTCATTTCCTGTCAGGTCGATCGGCGGTGGCGGGACGATGTTTAGGTCTGTGATGTCCCGTTGCTGCAGCGCGATGTCACGTTCAACGTAGGCGTACTTACTGGCGTTATAGGCCAGTGCGGTAACGCCATACTGATTGCCTTCGTCTGTTTCAGTAATAGACAGCACCCGCCATGTTGATGCTTGTATATTGCTGGTTTGATACACCCATACGCTGTTTGCATTAGGTGCGGCACTGAAATTACTGGTAACGACGATGCTATTGCCAACAATGGATTGGATAGCGCGTGATTCAACGGCGCCGGTTGGCAAGATGACCGATAACTCAGCGCCGGCTACGGCTGATAGGCCGGTAGCATCGTCTACGGTGATAGTGGAGGCGGAGGCGGCTGCTATGCGTCCACCACGACGTACCCCAGCGCGTAGCGGATCTGCCACCTCGATCACTTGGCCAGGGCGTACAACCACACCGGCGTCGATGCTGGTGGTGAAGCTGATCACCTCAGATTCGTAGCGCTCGGAGTAGAGTAGCCATTCGCCTAGGCGATGCGCCTGTCCACGGCTAGTGCAGGCAAAAGCGTCTACTTCTTCCTTGACAACACCGTATTTGCTTATGCCATCTTGATCCTCAACTACCTCGTAAGCCTTCTCACGTGTTTCAAGGTCAAGGTAACTGACCACGGCAACAGTAGGTCGTGCCTTACGGCTGCTGCCTTGATAACTAAAGCCCTCTGCTGTGACATTGGCTAGCGTGAATAGGTATGCGCTGTCAGTTGGCTTGTCCTGGCTGATTGTTAGCGTACCAATGCCCCAGTAGGGCATCACACGCATAACGCTGCACAGATCATTGATCAGCTTGTATGCCTCAGTTTGCGTCTGGATGTTGACATTACAGCTAAAGCGTGGCTCCGTCCCGCCGAAGCCATTAGGCACCAACTCGCTGGCGTATTGCGAAGCTGCCAAGAACGCCCACTTATCAAGCTGCGCTGCTTTGATGTGATCGCCGAATCCGTAACGTGTGCTGGTGAGCAGATCCCACAGGATCCAAGCTGGATCGCTACACCACTGCGCAGCGCCAAAGGTGCCATTCCAGATGCCGGCATAGGTCAAACGGCCGGTTGCGCTATCAACGGTGGCATTGCTAGGGATTTGTACCTTGATGCCCCGGATGTGGTAGGCGCGTGATGGGATGTTATTGAACTGCTCTGCGTCAAGCCGTAGCGCTACCAGTGCGCTGTTTGGATACCGCAGTTTGGCGTAAATAATCTCAGTGTATGAGGTCCATTGGATTGCGCTAGAGGACTCGATAACATTGGAGTCTTGCTCAATGCGTGTGCTATCCGACACTGAGATACGTGTTACACGAATATCAGCGGTGGTAAAGCCATCGGTTAGGTTGACGATGTAATCGGTTTGAAATGGATCAGACGTGCGCCCAGAGATTGCGTCTGTAATCACTGTGGTAAAGCCACCGCCGTCATACTGAACAGCGATAGAATAGGTTACGGATAACCCGTAAACGTTGCCGTCTTTTGCGCTCTGCTGCAGCTGTGGAATTGTGAGCGTAACCCGTACTGCATTGACATTAGGGTCTGCAATTTGCCGCGTTACTGGCGTGCCATATTGCACCTCAACGCTGACAGATACCTCTTCTTCTACGTCAGGCGCAATGGCTATGTAGGACTGTGCTTGTGTGCCGGTGCGCGTATCAACCGTGATACCTTGAAAATTGTATGAGCCGTCTGGATTTTGAAGCGGTGTGTCGTTCAGGATGATTGACTGCTGGCCGGCCTTCAGGCCTTCGATCTCGCCTTCGCTGATGAGATCAACGATGGTGGCATATTGGCGCGAGTCAAGGCTGTCACCTGCGACCGTTGGAGTGCGTTGCGGCTCAGATCGTGAGGCTCCGCCGCCACTTCCTCCACCACCAGCACCGGCAATCAGTTTGCCCATCAGCCGCGCACCCTTACGGTGTCGATACCAGCGCTGATGACAACGCTGCCGACGATAGTTTCACCATAGACAATCGGCACTGGCAAACCTTGCCGGCTGGTGTTTTGGATGCCGCTAAAGCTAAAGCTTTCGCGTGGGTCCGCTTCGCGGTTGCCGCTTGTGCCTGGGCCTGACAGGCGTGGAGTTGGCGATAGCAATTGCGCAACACCAGTAAGGGCAAGACTAATGCCAACACCAGCCAATGCAGTGCTAACAGCCAACGGTGCAGCAAGTCCAAGCAGTCCGATAGTGGCGCCGCCGGTGAAAAAAGCACTAGCAAATAATGCCACCCCTGCAATTATCTTGCCAACGCCACCGCCAGCACCGCTGATCACCGGCATGATCTTGATTACCTGCTGCCCTACTGGATCTGCTAGTTCATCCTCGCCGAGATCGTAACCGCCGACAGTGACACGGTAGTGCTGGTCTGCCATGTGGCGCTCCAGGCCGGGGAAGTTGACCGCCAGGAAGCGCACAGCCTCGGCTGCGCTATCGACTGCGGCCTCAAAGGTGCGCTGCCCGAGGAAGGATGCCAGCTTGCCATAAACGCGGATTTTGCGCAGCATCATCGAAGCCTTAGCCTGCCCGCATCGTAATGCCGCAGCCTTCGGCCGGTGCATTTCATCAGCCAGCCACCGTAGAGATCACGACTGCTAAGCCGACCGCGTAGGTGGTGCAGTATCAGCTGATCACCGACGTAGACGCCAACATGATTAAGCTTGTTGTTGTCGATCGCCATCAGCAGTGCATCACCAGCCTGTAGCGGTTCATCTTCTAGCAGCTCGCGGAAGCCTGCAGAGTGCCAGTAGCGGTCGAACAACGGATCCGCCTCAAACGCTTCTGGTGTTAGCGGTCGATCCCAGTCCAGCAGCTGCAAACCATGCTCGGCGTACCAGTCGCGAGTTAGTGTCCAGCAATCCATCAGCGACCACACCCACGGCCTGCCAACCAGCGGCGGCTTGTAGCCGGTTGGGAGCAGCTCTGCGCTCCACGCGCCGGATTTCGGGTTGCAGATGTACCACGGCAGGCTGGAGCGCTCGATGCCGGCAAGGTCTGCAGCGCTTGGCACCGGCGGCATTGCCGGGTGACTGTGGATGATGGCGATGATCTCGCCGGCATCCTCAGCGGCAGCATAATCCTCGGGATCGAGGATGAACTGATCCGCGTCGGTGGATAGGTTGCGGCAGTGCCAGTAACGACGGCGACCTTTGACAACCACCAACAGACCGCACGCCTCGCGTGGGTCCTCGGCCTGTGCGTGCTGCAGCGCCGCATCTTGCCATGTCATGCGTTGAAGGCCCCCACACCAGGGAATGATCCAAATGGCAGCTCAGCGTAAGTGCCGAAGTGCGCCTTGCACGCCGCTAGTGTCTTATCGCATGTTGCCAAGCCGCCGGTGTAACCGCACTCGGTTGATTTGTAGACCCATTGGCACACGTTCGCGATGCACTGCCGCTTCGGTGCGCGGATGCCCGCTAGGTCAAACGCCGCCGCTAGTTCAAACTCTACAATGTCGCGTGTTTCTACTACCTTGCGATCGACATAGTAGATTTCACGCGGTAATTCAGCGGTCGGATCCGGTGCGCCGTATGGGTTGGTGTTGCCGGGGAAGTTAGCGCCGTCGATGTAACGGGCTAGTGTACGCACCCGAGTAAACTTGGCGCCTTCCAGGCCACTTGGCAAGCTGAGCAGCAGCGCGGTGATGGTGCCCATGATATTGCTGACCTGCACCTTGGGACGCGGCAGTTGACCGTTGCCGCTGTATTCAAACCCCGTCGCTTCGATTGGAAAACGCATGTAACTATTGCCGTTCCATGCCACTTCGCCATTAGCGTTGAGTGAGCTGCCAGCGTGGAAACGGTACGTTTGCGTTATACCATGCTGCGCTGTATTTAGATCAAGCTCAAACAGCTCGATAATGGCGCTAGGCGCAATCGCCTGTAGATCGGAGACTGGTACGGTCATCAGCTGCGCAGCTTAGGGCTCGAAGACACGCCTAAATGTGGCGCGTGCCGTGTTACTTACACAGTTGCTAGCAGACACATCCCACTGCTCGCAGACAAACTTACCGGGTGTTCCCCAGGGAGGGGTCCAGTCGAAGGACTCGACACCACCACGGGCAGCCAAGAAGGCGCGTATCTCGTCGCGTTCAGCGGCGGTGCGCTCGGAAAAGGATAGCTGCCACTCCTCGGGATCGGTGTTCAGGCCGAAGCGCGTGCGCTGCTCATAGCCATCGCCGAACTGCGTCTTGCGAACACGCGGCTTGTGCGATTCGCTTACGTCGTAAGAGGCGGTCCAGGTAAACGTGGCCATTGGCGCAGCGCGACAGCGAGACTTAGCAGAGCAGATACAACCAGCTTACGAAGCCAAGAGGCCACCGGGGCGTTTCTGATTGACCAGCTCCTGTTGCACAACAGCAGCGATCACTCGGCCAAGCGCTTGTCCTTGGCCGGCGTCGCCAGACATCTGCTGGTTGCCGCTGGCATCCACGTTGACTTGGATCGTGATTGGGGCCGCACCACCGCCGGAGGACTCGACGCCCAGCCTGCCGCTGGGGAGGCGGCGGAGGGGCATGATCGCCTCGGGGCCGGCCTCGCCGGCCACGCCGTTACGCATAAGCCCGCCATCGGCGAACTTGAACATCGTGGGCTTGTTGACGACGCCGCCATAGGCGAATGGGACGATGCGGTTGGCTGCATCGAAGGCGCCGCCGTAGGCAAACAGGCGCGTGCCGGGATCAAACGCTAGTGGGTTGGCAGTAGCCGCACTGAAGTTGAGTTGCGGTGCGCTTAGCCCGGAGGCGCCAGATGCGGCGGGTGACGGGGCCAAGAAACCTATTGCCTGCATCAGTGAGCGCATGATGAATTGCCGGACAATGATGCGGGTCATGTCAGCAACCAGGCTGGTGGCGAACTCGCGGAAGTTGGCTGTGCCAGTGGTCATCAGGCTGGTGATGGAGTCTTCGACGCCTTTGAAGCCAGTCTGGGCGAGGTCGGCAACGTTGGAGCGGATGGTGCCGATGGATTCGACGTAGGCAAGGGCGCCTTCGCGCAGGCCGGCGTAGGTGTTTGGATCCTGCTTGTAGCGTTGGATTTCCTTGAGGTGATCGACCGTAGTGGCCAGTTGTTCCAGGTGCTTGCGTACCGGTTCTTCGAGCTTTTGCCAAGAATCGCCGTAGTCGGCGATGAGGGTGTCGAGTGTCGTAACTTCCCCCTTACCGCGCTGCAGTTCGGTGATCTGCTTGGTAAGTGTCTCGACGGTGGAGCGAGAGGCAGCACGTTGATAGTCGGCCGTGGTGAGTTCGCCGGCTCGTTTCAAGAAAGCGGTAGCCGCTGGGCCGCCTCTCTTGGATACATCTACTACGGCTCTTTGTACGCGGATCTGCAGGTCATCAAGTGTGCGTTCAAACTCGTTTACGTTCCGCTGGTCGAAGGGGGCACCTAGGCCGGCGAAGATTTCCTCGTTTATCTTGCTTATGTCTTCGCCGATCTGAGCAACCGTTTTGTTGTAGGCTGTTTCGATCTTCTGGCGCTCTACGTCCAGTGTCTGTAGAGACTTAGTGTAGATGTCGGGCGTAATTTGATTGTATTTTTTCTGCAGATCGAGTGCCTGCTTACGCAGAGTAAGTTCGTCAATAGCGAACTTCTTAGCAAGATTAGCGCGGTCAAACTCAGTGGCAGCTTGTTCCTCGGAGAGCTGACCGCGAGCTTTGAGCAGCTCGATGTTGGCGTTTACATATTCGTTAGCCTGCTGGAATAGGTCGCGTTGTTGTTTGGCTGCATCAGCGCCTGCACCCGCAGCGCCGGCGGCAGTCCCTGGGGGCTCGGCGAAGCCGGGCATAGAAGGCGCAGTGGGAGCGTTAGGGGCACGACGAACAAGTGTTTTGTACCGTGACTCCAGTAATGCACTCTCTGCTATAGCCGCTTGTAGGCGAGGTTCGAGTTCATTAAGCTTAGCCCCGAAGTATGTAGCCATACTGGGGGACGCCTCAAAGTCCTTCTTTAGTTGTTCTCTTTCTCGCTGTAGCTTAACAACCAAGTCCTGTACGACTTGGTAGCGCCTGCCTACGTCGTTAGCAACACGTAGTACACTCGCTCTGTCCAGAGCGAAACCGCCTATATCGCGCAGGAACTGTTCACCCGTTGCTTCCGATCTAACCTGTATAAGGCGGTCTTTCGCCCGCTTAATCCGGTTAAAGTAGTCGATAACAAGATCAGCACCAACAATAGCGACCGAAATAATAATCGGGCCAGCTAGTGCTGCGGCGGTAGCCCTTGCTGTAGCGGCAAATAGTTTAAGTTGCCGCTCTGCCATGATTGCTTGTGCTGTGGTACGGCCAAAGGCAGCGCCCATAAGCGCAGCAGCGCCGCTGACCAGGGGGCCTAGTGCGGCGAAAGCGCGACCGGCATAGATCGTGGAGGTGAGGACGACACCGAACTTGGCAACCAAGGCGATTGCACCGGCGTTGGCGCCAAGGGCTTGAATGACCTTGGCCAGACCTTGAGCCAGGTTGATGAGTGCGGGGGTGGCGTCCTTAAGGGCCTTGGCGAAGACGGACTGGAACTGCGCACCAAGCGGCTGCAGGGCGCGGCCTACGTCTTCGCGCATCTTGTCGTAGGCGACTTTGAGGCGTTCGCCTGCGTTTTCGCTGGAGGCAGCGATCTCCAGGGCGGTTTGACCGTGCTTGGTGCGGAGAAGTTCAAGGAACTTCATCAGATCGTTGAGGCCGATCTTGCCCTGTTCGAGGCCCTTGGCCAGTTGAGGACCGGTGCGGCCGGTGGCCTCGGCAAAGAGGGTGTAGGTGCCGGGGAGGCGTTCAGCGATCTGGTTCAGTTCTTCGGCGCTTACCTTGCCTTTGGAGAAGACCTGCGTGAGGGCGAGCATGGCGCCATCTACCTGCTCGGCCTTGCCTCCGGTGGCGGTGACGGCCTCGGTAAGAGCGCGGAAGGCGAAGGTGGACTGGTTGACCGTGCCACCGGCGCCGAGGATGGCGGCGCTAAGGCGGGTCAGGCCGCCGATTGCGGCTTCTTGGGGGACGTTGAGTTCGCGGGTAGCGGCGTTCGCGGCAGCGAGCACCGTGTTATAGGAGGCCTGGTCCTTGACGATGCCACGCAGGGCGATCTTCATCTTGTCGAGCGACGCGGCATAGTCCGCAAAGCCCGCCAGCTGCTGACGGAACATACCGACCTGCGCACCGGCGGCGGCACCCGCAAACGCGCCGCCGACACCGCCAAAGGCCAAGCCGCCAAGACCGCCGATAAGACCCTCGGGACCGCCGAAGATCCCCCCGCTGAGTGCGGCGCCGACGCCTTGGGCCATTTGCATACCGCTTAGGGGACGGCGGCGGGTTCGGTCGCGGCGTTCCAATTGCCTGTCGATTGCAGCCGTCTGCTTGTCGATCTGGCGATTGAGCGCGGCGTAGTCGGAATCGAGGGGGGAAAGCGAGGCCTGTAGCTCGTCAAGCACCGAGCGCAGATCCTGCAGGTCGCTGATCGACCGCCGGCTAAGCGGGCCGAACTCACGCAGGCGAGTGTTCAAGCGGTCCATGCCGCGATCGGCACCACTGTCGCCAGGACCACTAGGCGGCGTGGGCGGCAAGTTGCCGCCGCCGCCTGCGGGAGGTGTACCACCACGGCCACGCATCCCAAAGGACAGGCCACTAAGGCCCAGGCTGCCAAGCTCCCTGAGGTTGGTGGTGCTTTGCTGCAGAGCGGTACTCAGGCTGGTGCGCAGCGTCTTGATAGGTGCCAAGGTCTGGTCAACAAGCTGTTTAGCCGTGGGGACTACGCTCTTGACTGCTTCGATGTCGAGGCTGCGCAGTTTGGTGCCGGCCTGCTGCGCGGTGGTCTGGATGCTGGTGCGCAGTGTGACGAGCGGGCTGGTCACACGATCAATAAGGGTGCTTGCAGCGCTGCTTAGGGCGGCACTACGGGAACGCGACTCGCTTAGGTTCCGGGCGAGCTTGCTGGCGCCGACCTGAGCCGAAGCGCTGATGATGCGCCGCAGCGTTTCGTAGGTTCCGGTCTCGCCGTTCCAGAAGTTGTCGGTGGCGGCTCGGTACTTGATGAGCGCCTCGCGCAGAGAAGACGAGGCGGCTGCACGACCAAAGGTTTGCCCGCCTCGGGTAAGCGGTCCATCTGTCTGGAACCTGCCAAGGTCATAGGGGGCGAAAATGCCTGGAGCTTGGCGCAGCGCAGGCGCTTGCGTTCCGAATACAGGAAGCGCGGTGGCGCCGCTGGACGGGCGCGAAATGCCAGGCACGGCGCCGCTAAGCCGCGTGACGGGCTGCAGCACCTCACGACGAAGGGCGGAAGCCAAGGGACCAACGAACGCACCGGTGCGGCCTACGGCTCGCATGGCTTCGGCGCGAATCACCTCCTCCAAGCCTGCGCCGGGGATCCCGGCGGTGCCGCGCAACCCGCGACGCTGCTCTACAGGTAGGAACGTTGGAGGAACAATGCCACCACGCTCGTAAGCACGCCGGTAGGTGGCGAGGGGTAGTGCCGCTGAGTTGGTAACGCCCTCGCCGAGAAGACGGGCAAAGGGCAGAGTGGCAGAGGGGCGGGCACTCGAACGAATAAGGAAGTTCTGCAGCTTGTCCGCTACGTCTGATACCGGACCACCTAGGCCGCCAGGCAGCGGAGCCTTGGCAGGACTACCCAGCGCAAACTGAATGGCAGCTTGGATCTGCTTACGGCCAGCCTTGATGGCATCTACGGTTCCCTTGACGATGCCTTGCCCAATAGGTTCACCGACCTCACGCCTACTTACGCCCGAAGGACTATGAATATCCCAATCACCGAAGATAAAGTCAAGGTACTTATCAACAAGCGACTTACTTCCTTTCTTAAGTGTATCACTGTCTGTGGCGCCCTTGACGATGCCCTGAGCTATACCTTCGCCAACCTGCTGACTGCGATTGTCAAGCAGATTGGTGCGGGAGCCCGTCTCGAACGAGGCAACAATGTCGTTGTAGACCTCGGCGGGCGATTTGCCCATGAAGGCTTGTTGGCGGCGTAGGCTGGAGGAGGACAGCCCCACAACCCGTTCGTAAAGAGGTGACAGCTCACGCCCACCGTCTACGCCAAGCGCCTCGGCCATAAGGCTGTGGCGGCGGGCAACAAGATCGCGTTGCTTTAGGCTTGCGTCAAACTGCGCTAAGAGTGCATCGTTTGCGGCTTTCTTCTTAGCCAGCTCAACTACAGCGTTGTGATCTAGGCGAGCTTGATGTTCGCGATTAGCCTGCTCTTCGATGGCACGTTTAGCAGTTTCGTGGTCGCGGACCACTTGCAACATCTGGTCGTAGGCTTCTTCCCACTTGCCGAAGGCTTCCTGAACTTCGCGCACAGCGGCGGCCTGGCGCTCGCCAGTCACACCACCGATACCTTCGTAGCGTTGGCGAACTTCGCTGGAGAAGGCACCGAAGCCACTTTGCGCTAAGGTTTCGCGCTGCGCTGCCATGCGTTGCCGGATGGCGAAGACCGCGTAGTTGGTGGGCATACGGCCCAGCTCGGTGATGCGGGTCTGGAGGCGTGTGGCCTCGGCGGCCAGACTGCGGAACTCCTCGGTACCCTCGGCGGTGGCACGGTTGACGCCGGCCATGCGCTGTTGGAGGTACTGCAGACGCTCGTTGAGCCCCTCGACGGTTACGGAGGAGCCGCGCACACGATCGCGGTATTCTTCAAGGACAGTGGCCTGAGCGCGGGCCTCACCGCGCTGCACGGATTCCAGGCCGGCGATCTGAGAGGCAAAGCTACGGCTGCGAGGGCTACCTGCCGGAACACTTGCAAAGGCTTCGCGGGCGCGGTTCAGCTGCTGCCCGATTTCCGCCATCGACATGCGACCGATGTAGTCGCCTAGGCGGGAAAGTTCGACGATTAGCTTTTGTATGTCGTCTGTGATTGCGGTAAACGATGCGTCGATGTCGGCACGTACAGCGTCCAGCTCGTTGCCTACGCGTTGACGCATAAACGCCATGGCCGTGATTACGGATCCTGTGGCTACAGCAGCGGTGGGGCTTATACCGCTAAGCGCTGAGGTAAAGCTATTAGCAATCTCGCTAAGTGACTCTATACGGTTCTGAAAATTAGCGAACTGCGCAGAACTTTCGGCAAGATTCTTAGATAGACCACCAAGTACCTTATTCCCCAGGTCGCCGCCAAATAGACCACTGAGTTTGTTAAGTCCAGTCTGCAGCTCGGCCACCCGTCCGCTAAGGCCGGCAAGAGCAGATGCGCCGCCGCCGAACGCGGCCGTACCGATGCCAGTAGCCTGTCCCGCAAGAACACCAGCAGTAATACCTTCAAATATCCGCCCCGTGGCTCCGACAGGCGTACCCGCCTGTTCGGTCATACGCTTAAAGAAAGCGAAGGCGGAGGCGACTTTGCCGCGTGCTTGCGTTACTTGGGTGGTATCGACGTTGATGTCGAGCTTGAAGTTGTCTACGGCTTTGAGGCTGGTGTTGAGCCGGTCAACGTCAGCCGTGGTGGCGTTGATGCTGCGGGATGTGGCAGCCAGTTCTGTGCGAGTGGAGCGGAGGGATTCGGTGTAGCGCTTGACCGAGGCGACGCTGCTGCCGAATACGCGACTGCCCTGGCGGTCGAGGACTGTTGTTTGACGAGCCACTTCTTGCGTGGCTTCGGTAAACCGGGCTTTAAGCGTGCTAATGTCGGCACCTAGTTGCGTGTAGGTACGACTGTTTATTACAGCCTGGCCTTGTAGGGATTTAAGGCCAGCAATTTGTGCATCAATTATACGAGTAGTAACTTTACCTGCATCGGCGTAATTAAGAATAGCCTCGCGGGCGAGTGTAATGTCACGCTCGGAGGCTTGAGTAACGCGACTAAGCTGCCGAAAAGCACCGCGAACACTGTCGAGACTGTCGAAGCCCTTGATACCAAGGCGTAAGACAATATCCTCAACAGTCTGGGCCACCTAGTCCTCCTCCTTCTTGTTGAGCGTGCTCAGCGCGGCGCCTTCCATGAGTCGGAGATCCTCAAGCATGGCAACGCGGTCCTCAACGCAGTATAGATCGAAGAAACCGCCAGGCATAAGCAGGATCTCGTACTTGAGGCCGAGGTAGCCCGCCATGGTGGTGTTCCACTGCGTTTGCATACGCAAGAACATAAGCACCGTGTCCCAGTTTTCGTCCCAGACCTCGTAGGTAGTAGCGGAATCGGAGGGGGAGGAGGCCGACGAGGAAAGTAAGGCGGGGTCGAGGCCGAAGGCAGCCGCGTCATCTACGGTCTTGTCTTCGACCTGCTTACCGCCGGCCCAGAACTCAGCGGCGCCTCTCAGTTTCCCTCGCGGGCTCCCTCAAAGGTGTCGGTGTAGGCAGACAGGACCCCGCGCACCCAGTAAGGGTCGTCAACAAACTCGGTGAGGGTCTCGGTGGAGAAGGGGATTTCGGTGCCGTCTTCTTCCTTGATGCCGGACCAGTCGAGGACGAGTGCTTTCAGCAGCGGCAGATCGCCCTTGGTGCTGAGCTTGGTGAACTCCTTACGGCCCATGCGTTTGAAGGTGGCCTCAAACGTGCTGGGATCGAAAGCACCACCATCGGCAGGCTCTTGAACAGTGACAGGCCACTTGAAGGTGCTGACCTTCTTGCGAACAAACGCCATAAGGGGTTGCGTTGAAATGTGGGTAAGTTCAGTGTAGGCATGAAAAAGCCACGTAGGCAAGCAGCTCTAAGGGGCTGCGTAACTACGTGGCTAAGTTGCGTGGCTGCAGCGCTGCGTGGCTGCAGCGCGGCTTAGGCGAAGACGAGGCGGAACTCGTCGTTACCAGCGGTCGAGGGGACGAAGGTGGCGGGCAGGGACAGCATGTGGATGCCGTCCTGGTCGGAGTAGGACGGGTCGCCGATGTCGAGGCGGCTGGATTGCAGAGCGACAATGTTGCCGCCAGTGTTGCCGTGGATGAAGGACAACTCACCAAGGGTGCCGTCCGTGAGGGCGGCGGTGAAATAGTCCTTCTCAGCGATGGTCGGAGCTTCGATGACGACGGTACCGGTGGTAGCACGGTCGGTGATCAGCACCTGCTTAGTGCAGTTCACCAGTTCGCGGTAGACGGTGGTGACGCCAAGGTCCATCGAGACGGACTGGAGGCAACCGCTGTAGCCCAGCAGGGTGAAAGCGCCGCTGTTGCCTGCCTTGAAGATTTGCGGGGTGGCTTGGTCCGCGTAGGTGACGGTTGGGGCAGCGGTGTCGGTGGGGGCGTTGTAGATGCCGGTCATCGTGAAGTCGATGGACGGGATCTGACCAACTTGGGGGTTGAGGGTGAAGGTACCCCGGCAACCGGTCAGCTTGTGAAGCACACCATCAATGTTGTAGTAGATGGTGGCCGAGCCAAACGAGCTGCTTACTGGGGTGTAGACCACCTGAGCGTCGATGCTGTAGACGCTGGTGTTGCTGAACGTGACCGCGCCGCTAAGGGGGCGAACCGTGGCAACTTTGGTCGAGCCGACGTAGGCGGTGATCAGTGCGATCGTGCCGGCGCCGGAGCCGGCAGTGATGCGAATGATCTGACCTTTGTAGAAGTCGTTGGTGGCGCTGGCCCCAGCAGCAAGGGTGATGCTGTTGCTGGCGCCTGCGGTGGCGGTGCCAGTTACGGCGGGGGTAATCGTGGTCGCAGCCAGGCCGCACGCTTTCAGCACGGAGTCGTAGCGCGGAGCGGTGCCGGCGGTGCCGGAACCTGCCATCTCAACGCTGAACGTGCATTGAACGCGAGTGTTGGCCAGAAGCTGCTCAGATGCGCCCAGGTAGGGGCGAACCAGATCACGGCCCACCACATCACTCTGCATCGGAGTGATTTCCAGGTTGCGCACCAGGATGGCGTCGGCACCGCCGGGGGTGCTGTCCGTCCCGTAGGTGGATTCCGTTTTCGCCAGAATCAGGCGTTTGCGTGTAAGGAGGGGCATCGTGAATCACCGCTGAGGGGAATGGGGCAGCGTCCGCTCGACAAGGGTGCGGATGCCTGTAGCCGAGTCCAAGATGTAGGTGCCACCTTGGCCGCTGTAGTCCTCTTCAAGTGTAAGAGGCGTGGTTGCAACATCCTTAGCCTCACGCTTAGCAGAGACGCTAGGTGTGGTGTCGGTGAGCACGGGAGAATCAAGCGATTCGTCGTCAGCAGAAAATGTTGAATCGTCTGCAGACGTGGGTGCCGTAGAGCGCGGCATAAGCCTTTGGCAGGTAAGTGTATGGTAGGCGGTGAGGGTTGTACTGCTTCGCGGTACTGCTAAGTCACTAACTAGGACGAATAGCAGCGCACCACCGCAACTTAGGCCGCCAAGCTACTTACGGAGGTGCGGTAAAGGACGCGGTAGGTGCAGTAGATGACGCCTACAGGGGTATCGGCTGCCTCCAAGGTGAACTTGGTGGGGCCTGGTTGGATGTCGATGGTCAGACCGCCCAGGCTCAGGTCGGCCATGAGTTTGGCATGGAGCGATTCGATGATGGGATCGGCGGCTTGATCGGGAACTGTGGCTCGGATGATGATGACGATGCGGACGTTGAGGGAATGGTCGAGAGTGGGGAGGGATGTGTTCTGGGTAGGTGTGTCGGTATCGGGCTCGATGACGAGTGCAGGGGATTCGGCGCGGGTAAGAGGTTCGACACGGCTGCGGTAGATGCGTGTATCCACGCCAGTAGTACCAGCAAGCGCAGTGTGCAATGCGCTTAGGATCTGCTCACGCTTGGTAGTCACGACACTTAGCTCCTGACTTCGGTGGCCACGATTCGACCGCGTTGGAAGTCGATGGTAGTGGTGTCGCTGATGTTGGCGATGCGGACGCTGACTTCCTCGTTGGCGGCTACAGAGATCATCCAGCTGGTGGCCAGTTTGGCAATGGCGTTTCCGCTGGCGGAGTAGGCGCGACACTCGGAGGCGTCGATGAGGGTGCCGTTTTTGGCAAGTTTGATGCCGAGGACGTGGTTGTTACCAGCAGTGGCGTCGATGCTGGCGTAGAAGCGCAGCAGCTTGGTAGCGCCACTGGTGTTCTTGAGGGCAAAGAGGTCAGTGGTGCCAAGCGTCATACCGCTGGCGGTGGTGCTGTCAAAGGTGGCGGTGAGGCCGGTCGAGACGTAGGCGCCAGCGGTGGCGATGGCGATAGTGCCGGAGGTCATGCGACTGGCTTGGCCGCGAACGTCGGCGCCGCTTAGGTAGTAGGGGAGGGCGTTCCAGGTGGTGGTGCCATCGCCAACCTTGATGCGACGGGTATCAGTCTCGATAGCTAGTTCGCGTAAGGCGAGGACGGGGTTGGTAGAGGCCCAATTGGCGGCGGTATCGCCGCGTGGCCGCACTCGGGCGATGCTACTCATGCCGCTCCACCATCGACTGTGTTTCCATCAATGTAGGTGGTAGGAGCGCTACCCCCGTCGATGTCTGGGTCGAGCTGAACTAGGCCAAGATTGGTGATTGTGCCAGCGGCACCATTAGCGTCGATAGACGTAAGAGAAGTGGTGTGTGGCGTTTCGAGATCGCGCTGTAGGCAGATTTGTACCCACGCACCATCGGTAAGTAGAGTGGTGGTTCTTACGGTGTATGGAACACCATTTACGCTTAGTTGTGCTCCGTACAGTAAACCACCAAACTTAGACGCTTCACAAGTAAGGGTGTAATCGGTACTGATTACCTGGCCGTCGAGGATCAACTCGCTGGGCATGTCGAGGATGCCCTGGCCGGTGGTGGAACCGGCGACGACATCCACGCCGAAGTCGGCTAGGTAGATGGAGGGGTCGTCAGTGAGCATGGCGGTAGGAATGAAAAAGCCGCTAGGCCTCGCAAAAGAGGAGGCTTAGCGGCTGAGGACGGAAGCGACGCAGCTTACTGGTACTTCTTGACGCCGAGGCCGACCACGGAGATCACGGAGCTGGCGGTGCCCACTTTTTCGTAGACGTTGACGCGGACGTAGCGCTTCACGTCGTCCTTGGAGATGGTCGCTTTGCCGAGGTAGGCAGCGTTGCCGATGTCGTCGAAGGCGCCGCCGGTGATGGCGGTGAAGTTGTTGGCGCTCTCGTCGCTGTGCTCAAGGCGGACCTTGAAGCCGGCAGAGGCGCCAGCGGCGGTGGCTTGCATGACGAAAACCACGTCGCCGTCGTAGCCGAGGAGGTCAACACTGGTGGCCGCGCCCGTGGCGGTCACGGTGGCGGGGGCGTAAGCAGCGAAGTGCTGCAGCGCCTCGAAGTTGCGCTGGTTGAGGGCCATGGTCAGTCAGGAGCGGTGGGGGCGGGTGAACGGCGGCGCGTCGCCGGCTTGGGG